TTCTATTGACTAAGAAGTACACAGCGTCCTCGTCACCGGCGAACACAACTGTCACCGCAATGATGAGATCGCCTGTTTTCGTCTCGATCTTACTCCACCCGTATAGGTTGTTTGCGTTCATCCGCCCGACAAGCGCTTTGCCGTTCGCCATCACCACGTATATTTCACTTTGCGGGAATTGACGGAAATCCATCGATACGATATTCGAGTTGAAGATATCCTCGGCGTGTTCGGTCATGGAGCTTGACCCCACCGGAGACTGCGGATCGAGAGCGAATATCTGCCGCAAGGAGGAGGACACGAATAGGATGCGGTTGTCGCAGAACATCGGGCGGATACGTGCGCTTCCTGTTCGGCCCATCAGGACAACACGCGGGTTTACCGCATCCAGGCCATCGGGGAACAACCACTCGCTTGTGCTGGTGCCTATGTGTAGCCCTTGAGCCGATATCATCCATTGGACAATCTCATCTTCATCGGTAGCCAGCTTGAGCTTAATAGCGCTCGACGCTCCGGTCTGTTGCACTGAGTCGGTTACGGTTACCCACTCTTCCTGGTACTGGTCTGTCCATTCAGCACTTGGAAGTATCTGCGTGGACTCGAACTCTACGTCCTCGAAATATGCGAAGTTTTGATATTCGTTTACCTTGCTCATATAGACTGTGTTTCCGCTTGAGATGCACATTCTTCCCGCATGGAAAGAAACGCAGGATGGCCTTGATCCATCTTCAGCGTTGGCGAAAGGTGTAAGGTTTATCCCAAAGAACCCTATCACGTTAGAGTCTGTGTTTATGTCTACCGGAGCTTCATTAGTGTACACGGTTATCGATACTTGACCGTTCACCGTATTCTTTACTGCACTAGATGGAGTCCTTCCATTCACTGTATACAAAATATCCGGAGGACACTGATACGATAATCCCTCATCCATCCAAGGAGCAAGCCTATCCAATATATCATAAGACCCTGCCGTGTACCCGTTTATAGATATAACCGGAGCGGTCATCTTGAGCCATCCGTTGATTGAGTCGGTTGCATCATTCAGCACATACGCATCGTCAGAAGAGTCTATAACGGTTATTGTGTAAGTAGCTGCTGTATTCGTGTAAAGCACCATATTAGGTACGTCATCTTCGGTATGCCAATCAGTGTCATGCGCTACTGAGTATATGGTGCCAGAAGTTAGATAGTTAGGCATTGTGGTTGCTATTACTGACTTCGCTGTTCCAGCAGGGAATAACGGTCCTATAGGGCCGGTAAGACGAACTTTCCAATTGTCTATCAATTGATCCCACCAACTATCGTACCCTCTCTCGGCTCCAGTCCCGAACTGCATTGCAACTGATGTATTTCCAACTGAAGCTTCTGTTAGAGTTTCAGCAGTTACGGCATTATTGGCAACGCTTATCCCAACAGAAGGAAACTTTGGAATGTCTTTTATTTCTATCTTTATCGCTTGATTTGTCCAGGTAACGTTTACTGACTTTATGTCTCGTATGACTCCACCAGTTGCTGTTATCTTTCCTGTAACTCCGCCAGATGCTAGAGTGTATGTAGTACCGTTGGTCAACCCTCGTAGAGCGTCCTTGAGTGTTGCGAAGCTAATATCTTTAAGAGCAGTTTTCTCTTCTACTTTTCGAGTCTCGGCTATATTCCCAGTAAGCTCCATGAACGCATACTTTATGTCTATTGCGTTTACATTTATAGATACAAACTCAAACTTAATTGTCTTAAAGTTCTCGTGCACTACTATCATTGTTCGCAAGTTCTGAGCGAAGGATATCTCAGGAAGATCAGCTTCAGCTATATTTATAGTCCAATTCGTCCCATCGCTTTTCGGTATGGTTGATATTACTAAGTCTGAAAGCGGGCTTCCTGTTTGAACAAACGCCGGTTCCATACCGTTGCTTACGTTTATAATTTTGATTGAGTCATGTTCGAACGCGAATATGAGATCGACTTCTTTATTGATAGACCACTTCAGTAGCGCGGCTTTTCCACCGCATACGCTTGCCATCTTATGCTGTAACCCGCCACGCTTCGACACCGCTCCGAACTTATCAGGAGCGAAGTTCAAGAGTTCCTTCGCGCCTTTGAGCAATAGAGGGTTGTCCACCCTTCCGGCCATCTTCTTGGAGATGAAGCCGCTTGAGAAGTCATTCAGCGTGGGAGTTACCTTGGCCATTACGCTTCTTCTCCCCTGTCAGTCCACTGGGTCATCGGTGAATCCATGTTCATTTCCATGAGCGCCCGGTTACGAGCGATCTGCAACTGAGCGGCAAACTCGCCTTGTAGGATCTGCAAGAGCCGCATGTCTGACACCATCTTGACGACGATCTTGTATGCGATGTTTAGGATGAGCGCTTCTTTGAATCCTGGGGTGAACGATGCAGGGTCTTTCACCCGCTCGGTGTACTTGATCTCCATGTACGTATCCGTTCCAGACACCACTTGCGGAGCGTCGGTGAGTATCCTCTTGGCTTCACCAACACCGTACACTTGATAGGTAGAATCGGGGTCAGCGGCGACACTCAAAATGTCGGTCATGTCGATATGTGCCGTGAAAGCAGTAGCAGCACCAGTGGTTGGCCGGTCAAGCGTTATACTCGTCGTTCCTACCGCTATGATGGTGGCGTTCTCAGGGATGTACTGTCCGGTGACAACACGGCCTATAAGCGCTTCATCGAGGAGTATTCCGGTTACTCCGGTTATTACCGCAGTCGAGCTTGCCACGCCGGTAAAGTCGTCCCAATCCTCTGCTTTGTATAGATACGCGAACCCGTCTAGCGGGTCATAGGTTACATCATCAATGGGAACAAGAGCGGTACGGGTGGCGAAGTTGAAGTTCCGTAGCATTTCATCGCGGGCAAGGGCATACACAGCGGCACAAGCGCGGGATTGCTTGGTATTCTCGGTAGAATCGGCTATATGGTCAGCACCCATGCGGTCAAGAGCTTGGTTGCATATCTTACATTCTTCAACTCCGTAGACCGGATCAAAAGCGAAGGCGGTAACTGTCGCCATGATGCCTCCATTTGACTGTAATTATATACCTGAAATACAAAAAAAGAAACCCCTTCATGGTTTATCCACAAAGGGGTCGTTCCTCATCGTTTTACGGTGTTAGCCGTTGACGATGCGGGCCTTGAATATGGAGTTCCCGGTAACACCGGACCCTCCTGTTATAGTAACCTTTATGTACTTCGAGAGTCCAATCGGGAGACGCAACCGCGCCGCCGTCTTGTTCAGGTTCTTTGCAGCGAGCAAAGCTGCTGAACTAACATGATAGGATAATCTCGAAACATACGTTCCGCCTTCCAAGGCGCAGTCCTTTATCTGGAACGTGTGACCTACGGTAGCGCCACCACCGTCATACCCCGACGCCAGGGTATCTACGATGATCTCGAGAATCTTCTCGCCTGATCCGTCCGCATACTTCCCTTCGGGCGGGTAGTACCGGGCATCCGAAAGGACCTCAGTCTCCGCAGCCGCCGTGAGCGTGTCAGTCGTCGCACCAGCGGTCTTAAAGTAGTCAAACTTGTCAACAAGCATCTAGGTCCTCCTTTAGGCTACGGCGCTTTCGGAATCGTTGTACTGATCGTCACGAAGGACGGGTACACCCATGAACGACAGCATGTTCTGACGGCCCCACATCTCACCGATGGTGATGGGACTCGTTCCGCGCCGGACTCTCTTCCAGAACTGCGAGTACATCGAAGGGCTGACGTAGATCGCCGTGTTGTCGGTGTTTCCACCGGGGAGTCGTGATAAAGCATCCGCAACCGCATCCTCACCCTTGAACGGAGAAGTAGCGTCGTCGAAGAAGCTGTTGGTGCTGGAAGCGGCGATGTTGCATACGCGCTGCAAGCACTTCTCGTCGGCCACACCGATACCGAACTCCCACGCCCAGTTTGTCATCAAGACCTGATAGGGGTAGTTGTTGGAATCATACACGGTCAGCTCTTTCCCGCCAGCGGTGATGTCCTTCTCTTGGATCGTGCGGTATCCGTCTTTCGGATGAAGGAAGAACACACCTTCCTCTCCCCACTTGATGATAAGAATGGAACTTCCACCGTCAGAGCCCATGCTAACGCAGTTGTCTCCCAGGGTGTCTCTTCGCTTACGGAATCCGTCGATGTGGAGTTCGTTGGAACTCGAATCTCCGAACCCGGCGACGGAAAGGGCGTGCTTGGCGAACGTGTCGAGCATACCTTCAAACGCCTGTTTGCGTTTTTCCATCATGTATTTGACCGGATCGTTGGATTTCTCCAAGATACGAACGTCTATCTTGAGGTTGGACTCCATACGCATGAGCTGTTCACGCTTGGGAGTCTGGGTTGGATTGACGAACGGAGCGCCCTCGTTGTACCGGACAGCCGTGCTGTTAGGCCGCGTGGACGAAATGAGCATTTCATGGACAGTGTTATCGGATGCGCGCACCCAATAACCCTCTTCAGTGAACGGGCGCTTGCGATACGCGAGGGTATCGATCATCGTCTTGGTACCGCCGCCAGGGGCGTTATGAGTTATAACGTCCGCAAGGGTAGGCAGGGTTGAAATATCAAACGTAGCCATGTCTTCTCCTAAGTTCTACCAGGGGTAGGCGCACCACCGTATCGTTGGTACATCCACGAAAGATCCTCGGCGTCCTTTGCTCCGCCTTTTCCCGAATCTGATTTTAACAGGTTCGTCTCAGGCTCTAAAACGGACGCGAACTCGGCGAACTGCTCCACCATGTCGGGATCGTTGTCTAAGCCTGCCGCCTTCAGGCGCTCGAATAGTTCAGGTTTAGATCCAAACATTTTAGCAAAAGCCTTCGCAGCCTTCGCCGGAACCTCGGCATACTTGTCACCGTACTTAGCCTTCAGCTTCGCCTCGGCGTCGGAATACCGCTTGTCATTCGCTTCATTTGCGGCCTTCTCACGGTCAGCCTCTCTGTTCTGAATAGCGTCCGCCATCTGTTTAAGTTGGCGTCTATCCATCCCGGCTTTGTAACCGTTCTCGGCAAGGAACTTCTTGAACCCTTCGTCTTTTACCGCTGCAAGATCGTATTCTTCCGGGGTCTTAACGCCTCGGACTCGTGCGTAGTATTTATCCAACGCACCCGAATCAGCATCGTCTTGTGGGATTTCTACCGACTTACCGAGTTTACCTTCGAGTTCCACATAGCTCTTGGCCAAGGCGTCTTTATCGACGAACTTCTCCAAGCTCTTGTTGGTCCGTAAGGACTCATCTTTCAGTTCTTCCCGCCAGCTCTTGCCGACAGAATCACCGCTCTTGTCTTGATTGTCCTGGTTGGGGTCAGACATAGCCTTCTTTACTCCTTATAGCACAGTTCTAATAGACTGTCAACAATTTTCTCCACGTTGTCGTCAGTCAGAATACCCATCTCAAATAACAGTCTCGCCGTCATGTTGTGACGCGGAACCGCTTCCGGGTCAGTCGCGTCGATGCACGACAACAGCCCGCTCGTTACCAGCATATCTCGGAACGTCTCCCTTCCTGGCGGCGTGGTGAATGTTGCCGCAAGGGAAAGAGCTTTCTTCTTGAACGTCTCGTTTTTCTTATCGAATAGGGCCACGTTAGCCTCCCAACTTTTCGGCGAGCATCTTTTCTAGGTAACTACCCGGCTCCGGGGCGGTTGCCGCTGCGGGCATGTTCTTGATCATCTCGTTTTGCTGAGCCGCCTGTTGCATGGCCATCTGTTGTTCCTGTTCAGCCCGTATCCCATCGGCTACCTGCTTATCGGAGAAGATGAACTTCTCAGGCAACCCACCCTCACGGGCCGTTTCTTCAGCCGCGCCGATATAGTCAAACTTGCGAGGAACGTTACGGTCTATCGTGGCAAACTGGGAAGCGGCTACGAGCGGAGCGATGGTGTTCTGCTGATTGACGTACTTTCTCTGCGCTTGAGCAAGCGGACCCTTGAAGCGGATAGTGAACTTTGTCGCGGGATCCAGGCTTTCAGGAGCTTCCGGCCAGCGGCCACGGCTCTGCTCGATCTTCATAAACATTACGAGAGTCGGCTCGATGAGAAGACGATTGATCGAGCCAACCGTCTCGGAGAGAGCCGCCGCGCCTTCGGCCTGGATAGCCATGATCTCAGCCCGTGTCCTTTCCCGGCTTGAGTTCTGGATGCCGGAGATCGCCATGAAGAAGTCACTCTTGAAGTGTTTGTCGAGCAACCGGCTGTTGCGCTCTAAAGCATCCATCCCGATCTGATAGTTTGCGTTGGTGAATACCGGAGTGACCTGATCGCTTGGCCTTTCACGGTAGGTGATCCCTCGCGGACCTAGCTTCAGTGAGCCTTTCAGCCCGATATCTGCTATTGCAGGAGGATGGGCAGCCAACTGGGAGGCGTCTTCCATATCCTTACTCATCGCGTTTCCCATCTTGGCTTCGTACAATGCGTCGAATGTTGGAGCGTTACCATAGCTGTGTCCGGGGATCTCCTCGTACTTTGCCACGGTGAACTGCTGGAACTCCATTCCTTTTTCCTCAAGGAGTTTCATGGTAGGAGTTCGAGACAAGCTCCTTGCGGCCTTCGATCCTCCAAGCATGTAACATGAGGCTATGGGGTGCACATTATAGAACTTGTCGCCGGGAACTGCCGGATACATGAAGTGAAGCACCTCGGCGTATTCTTCGGGGTTCTTAGCGAAAGACTCTCTCTCTTCCTTGGTAAACTTGTCAGAGAACATGGCGAGAAGGTTCCGGTTACGTAGCTTCACGCGGTGGATGATCGTATCAGACACGCGGAAGCGGTTATCGGAAGTGAGGAACTCGTTGATGGTGGAAGCCTCAAAGTGAGTAACACCGGCCTCGTCATTGGGTTCGGCCATCATCGCTTCGGTGCCGCAGGTGACGAGTTCATCGATAGCAACAGCCATCTGCTCGTAGAAGTTGGTTTCCCGCAGCGTATCGTAGGTGTAGCGCTCGCACTCGTCGGCATACGTGCGGGCGATCTTCATTTGCGCTTCATCTTTGATCATAGACGGCTCGTATTGCAGCCAATCCAGGCTCGGTGAGATAAGCCACGCGAACAGCCCGGAAGAAAGGCGCTTCTTGGCTATAATCGGCTCACCGTTATAAATACGAGAACCATTCGCAAGATTGTAGCCATCGGAGAAGTAAGAAGCGAGGCGATTTGGCCGCCAATACTCGGCAACCTCGTCTAAAAGGCTTTGTATCTGGTCCTTCTCATCGACCATGGAGTTATACATCGAGCGAAGCCGGTCCTGTACCTTCTCTTGACGGGGTGTGAGCTTTACATTATCAAGCGCCATGCCGTTTCTCCTCTAAAATCGCAAAAGTGTCAAAAGTGTACTCGCTGTCCTTCTCAGGATCATCTGCCCAACCTTCTATCTTGCGGCCTTCATTCACCAATTTGGGGAATCTGGCCTCAAGTTCAGGGTCGCCTATACGAGCAAGGCAGTCAAGCATGTCATCATGGATGAGATAGGGGAACGCCATATACTCATCCTGGATAAAAGACAGTATAACATCGATTTGCCGTTTGTCATAGGTTCTTTTTACGAGCGTTTCAGGGATATAGAAGCGTTTTTCCGCAAAGAGTGGTTGTAGCCAGGACACAATGCGGTCGTTTTTTGATAATTTACCGCTTAATTCTTGTATTCTGAACCGATATTGCCACGTATCCATCTTTTCTTCAAGGAATTGTATATCGGCTTGTATACCATACCTTTCGTATCCTACCAAAATAGGCCGATATTGCTGGACCAGGGCAAACAACCGCTCCGCCCGCTCCTTCATGTCCAGTTTATCTCGAATCATATCTATCAAGTAATAATTGTGGTCGGCGGCAAGACCCATCACCGCCATAACCGTGTAGTCGCTCTTCTTACTCTTACTGTTAGCCGGGTCAACGAGGATGTATCTATTCATCTTGTCCCAGTTGCGAGGATGCCATCGCTGTATCCACTCAGCGGAGAACACTTCCTCGCCTTCAAGCACCGGCTTACAGAGTAGCTGAGCCGAAGCGACTGACGGACCCATGTCGCGTACCTTCTTGGAAAAGATCTCACGGGTCCATAACACCGGCTCACCAGTAACCAGTCCATCCTCAGTGGCCGGGTATATGCGAGGCTTGAACGCTCCACGGTCCATCATAGTCTGATACGTGTCGGCATAATGGTATCGAGTCCCGATCATTCTCATGCGGCCATCTTCTACTGAGGAAAGGTTGAACGCCAGCGACACCGCGTCGGTAACCTTAGCGATAACGTCAGGAGAAGAAACCGCCTCTTTAGTAACCACATCGTCGAATATGAGTATCGAGTAATGACCTCCCGTAGGCATCGAGTCGATGACCCCATACGCCTCAAGGGTAGAATGAGGCATGACTTTGTCGCGCTTAACCACGATCCCGTCGTCCTCACTCCACTTTGGGCTTTCCTTTTCAGGGTTGGCGTAGCAGATCTCAGGGAACAAATCCTTCAATTTTTTATTCATCTGAAACTGCATCTTAATGGTACGTAGGAATCTCTTAGCGGTAGGCCGGTTGAAGCTCAAGAGACATATCATTATATCAGGGTTCTTGAGTATATCCTGAATAGTAAGGGCGAGTGTTATAATGGTAGACTTGTAGTGTTCACGACTCCATACATCCAAGCATCCGTCAGGCTCAGCGCTTACCACCTGACACATGCGAAACACGAAGTCCTTATTAGCGAATGATAGGTCGAGTATGTAGATCATCAAGAAGAACAGATCGTTCTTAGCGAGTAACCTATACACATTGTCTACTTCCTTCTTTCCCTTCTTAACCGCCGCCTCGGTTATTCGCTGGTAATCATCTAAGCGTTCCATACGCATCTGGTGCCATTGGTCGGCGCTAACGGTGTCCCTATTAGTAACCTCACTCATTATCTACCAACTCGTATTCAGCATTCGTTTCATCCGTAATCGCATCTATATCCTTGGTGCTTGCATTGGCTAGTCTCTCTCTATAATCCTTCCCAAGAATTGATGTAACCATCGAATCGATCTCAGGGGATAGTTGCATAGCCTCGTTTCCATCGGTAGCCCCGATCTTTGCCGCAATGAGTGACATACGCGCAAGCGAATCAAGAACGCTGTGTACCTCACGCTTAGCCGCAATAGCAGCGGCATAGGGCTTGGAAACCTCTATTCTATCGCCGTTCTTATTAGTAGTGGAGAAGTCGTTATCCATGATCTCATCGTACACACGCTCAAGATCGGTCTTAACCTTAACCATCTCGCTATAGTAATTGATCGCCTCGCTTTCCCGCTTAGCCAGTTCCTGCATAGTACGCTCCTTATCCCACATCCGTAGTTTCCCATACTCACCCGTATCTGCGTCCTTATCCACATGATCGGTAGGCGGATACACCAACGCATCATTGTTAGTCCTAAACGCCGCCTCTTCTATAGTGCGCATTGATCTGTTTCCGCCAACGAGACTCCTATGCAGTTCTTCAGGCACATTACTAATAATAGTTTGCGCCACCCTCCCGTACACCGGAGCCATGTGCCTCGCTATATGCAAGAGTATCATGCCCTGATCGATTCCCGTCTTCCTTGATAGTTTCTCAGCGGTCATCCCACGTGCTATCTTTTTATCTATATCATAGTGATTTGGGTTGTTGCACACCGGACACGTACCGGATACCGGATACATGTTCTTCAGGTCATACTCTTTATAGAGCGACCTCTCATACGGTGAGTCGAAGTTATTGTCGAAGATGAGTTCAGGGGCCGCAAGTGATGGTTGATGCTTGTCATCTTGCAACGCTTCAATTTGACTTTTACCCATTGTACCAAGGCGCGGACCAAGCAGCTCTTGTTCCTTGTTTCCTATATCTATCCTATTCTTGAATGGAGCCATTCTAGCGGCGTGTGAGTCGCGGTATTGATTGATGACAGGAAGAGGCTTGTTCACACTTCTATGATAACATGTAATAGGTTGAAAAGCAATTACGGAGTCAATATCATGTCGTTGAGTGTGGAGGAGTAGCGGCGGCGGCGGAGTGTAGGAACCAATATCATGTAGTTGAATGATGGGAGGGTGGTAGGGTTAGGGGGGAATTGGAATGGAGGAGTTCGTGGATCAATATCATGTAGTTGAATGAGAAAATGAGGGGAGGGATAGGGGGATGTCCCCCTCCACGCGCCCACCGGCCCGCGATTCCCCCCCCCAGGGGTGCCTGACGCCTGCCTGGCCCTGACGCCTGCCTGG